CTATAGGACCCGACTACAAAGGTGGTGCAATGCACTACATTGTTGGTCAAAAAATCCTTGGGGATACCAACGAAATACATCTTATCAAGTACGATAACGATAAACAATCAATTAAGATATATATTATAAATGAAAAAGCTGAAGTAGTTCTTTGGAAAGAATTTACGTCTACTATACCTATTTCAATTGAATATAATATAAATATATAATGAGGTCTCCATTCTATTTCATAGCCAAACCGGTTAATGGGAAACGATACGATAATACAAAAGAGATTGGTGGTGTTGAGTTAATTGTCAGTACATCTGAGGAAGACCACAAGTTCTCTAATAGATTTGCAGAGGTCGTAGAATTACCATTAGGTTACAAAGGTCCAATAAAAGTTGGTGATACATTACTTGTGCACCATAACGTATTTAAATACTACAACGATATAAAAGGTCGTCAAAAAAGCGGTAAAAGTTTTTTTAGAGATGACTTGTTCTTTATTGAGACTGACCAATTTTTTATGTATAAGCAAGATTCCACGTGGAACGCTTATGATAGATATTGTTTTGTCAGACCAATACCTTCTACAGAAAGCTATATTAAAAAACCTTTTTCTGAAGAACCATTGATGGGTATTATGGAATACCCCAATGAGTATCTTATGGAAAAAGGAATAAAGAAGGGAGATAAAGTTTGCTTTTCTCCTGATAGTGAATATGAGTTTAGAGTAGATGATGAAAAGCTATACCGAATGTACGACCATCAAATAACAATCAAATTATGAATCTAATCTCATTTGACAACATTTTAAAAGACCCATTATCTTATGTCTCAGAATTACACTTTTACGGGTTTCAAGACGTGGCAGACGGTGACAACGTATTCAGGGGGATTCAACCTCGGGACAATAACGATGAGTTTGCCTTATACGTCAGTAAATTATTCCCTACGCACAAGGTAGCTTTTAACTTTATTAGAAAGTCTCCATTAAATCAGAATGAACCAAATTTTGTTCATACAGATGAAATGATGGGAGATATGACTTGTTTGTTATATTTAAATGAGCAAGCGCCTGATGACGATGGAACAACCATTTATGATGAAGATGGAAAGCCTTTGCTTACAATGTATTCTAAGTTTAATCGTATGATAGCTTTTGATTCAAAGTCTCCACACTCGAGGAATATTTTTAATAACTTTGGAGAAGGGTTAAATGCACGATTGATTCAAGTTGTTTTTTTAAAAGCTAAATAATGAAAGACGCTAAAGAAATTAAACTTCGTATTATTGAAGCCGGATATAAAGCTGTCAATCATCTTGTAAAGGTAGCTGAAGAAGATATTATAAATAATGACTCAGATAGTTTGGATGTTGCAGCTGATAAGATGAAGAATGCAGCAGCAGCTAAGAAGTTAGCAATATTTGATGCATTTGAGATATTAAGTAGAATTGAATCGGAGAAAGAAAATCTTGAGTCCGTAGAAAAAGGAATAAGTAAAACAGATACAAAACAAGGATTTGCAGAAAGAAGGTCAAAATTATAGTCTATATCAGGTACTTAAAAATCATATACCTGCTGCCACTATCTCGAAAAAAAACAAATCGGGGTCGTGGCTTTATGGCTATGATGAAGACCACGATGTGATTGTTATTTCTAAAACAGGAAAGATAGGGGAGATTATATCTATCAGAGGATTAAACATTGCATTGCCTCTTGCTCCGGATGAGTGTCTTCAAAGACACAATACAAAAGAAGAACAATATTGGGAGCGTCAAGATTTACCTCGTGAGTTAGCTAAGATACAGTCCATATTTCAATGGAATGAAAAGCCAAAAGAATTTAAAGATAGATGGGTAGACTATATTGAACGTGAGTTTGATTATAGAGAGCAAGGTTTTTGGTTTATGAATAATGGAGTTAAAACCTACATTACAGGTTCGCATTATATGTACTTGCAATGGGCAAGTATTGACGTAGGTTATCCTGATTTCCGTGAAGCTAATAGAATCTATTGGATATTTTGGGAGGCTTGTAAAGCGGACCCAAGAGCCTTTGGTATGATATACCTGAAGATTAGACGTTCAGGTTTTTCGTTTATGGCTTCATCTGAAGCTGTAAACATAGGTACGCTCGCTCGTGATGCACGTATAGGTATGCTATCAAAGACCGGAGCGGATGCTAAAAAAATGTTTACTGATAAGGTTGTACCTATCAATAGCCGTCTTCCTTTCTTTTTCAAACCAATTATGGATGGTATGGATAAGCCAAAGACTGAGTTGGCTTATAGAGTTCCTGCGTCCAAGATTACCAAAAAGAATATGTATGAATCAGAGGACAATGAGATAGATGGACTTGATACATCAATAGATTGGAAGAATACAGAAGAGAACTCGTATGATGGTGAGAAGTTAGTATTTATTGCACACGATGAAAGTGGTAAATGGGTTAAGCCTAATAACATTAAGGAGAATTGGCGAGTTGTAAAAACTTGTCTACGTTTAGGTAGTAAAATTATTGGTAAGTGTATGATGGGTTCTACATCAAATGCTTTATCTAAAGGTGGTCAGAATTATAAAGATATGTTTGAAGAATCTAATGTAGCTGTTAGAAACTCAAATGGTCAGACTAAAAGTGGATTATATGCTTTATTTATTCCAATGGAATGGAATATGGAAGGCTTTATTGATATATATGGAATGCCTGTTTTTTACAAACCGGCTAAGCCTGTTAGAGGTATAGATGGGAATTGGATTAGAAATGGAGCAATTGATTATTGGGATGCTGAGGTTGACTCTTTAAAAAATGATGCTGATGCCCTAAATGAATTTTATCGTCAATTCCCTCGTACAGAATCTCACGCTTTTAGAGATGAGAGTAAACAGGCTTTATTCAATTTAACTAAGATATACCAACAGATTGACTATAATGACTCAATGATTAAAGAGCATTATCTTACTCGTGGTTCATTCTCTTGGAAGGATGGAATAAAAGATACGCAAGTTATTTGGACTCCGGATACCCGTGGTAGATTCAATGTTAGTTGGTTTCCTCCTAAGCATATGCAAAACAATGTGCATATACGTAATGGAATCAAGTATCCCGGTAACGAGCATCTTGGTTCTTTTGGTTGTGACTCTTATGATATATCAGCAGTAGTTGGAGGAAGGGGGTCAAATGGTTCTTTACACGGGATGACTAAGTTTCATATGGACGATGCTCCAACCAATGAGTTCTTCTTAGAATATATTGCTCGTCCACAGACAGCGGAAATATTTTTTGAGGAAGTATTAATGGCTTGTGTATTCTTTGGAATGCCTATCTTAGTAGAGAATAATAAACCGAGACTATTGTATCATTTAAAAAATAGAGGATATAGAGGTTTCTCAATTAATAGACCTGATAAGCAAATGGCAAAACTTACAAAGACTGAACGTGAACTTGGTGGTATACCAAACTCTTCAGAAGATGTGAAGCAAGCACACGCTGCAGCAATTGAGTCTTATATTGAGAAATTTGTAGGATTGGATTTAGAGGCTAAGTATAGAGACCCGGAACAAATGGGCACAATGCCATTTACAAGAACACTTGAAGATTGGGCAAAATTTGATATTTCTGATAGAACAAAGTTTGATGCTTCAATTAGTTCAGGATTAGCTATTATGGCTAATCAGAAACACCTATACGTTCCGGAGAAAAAAGAATCAAAATTAATTATTAACTTCGCTAAATATAAGAACGAAGGTACAACAAGTCAATTGATTAGATGAAAAATGTAACAATCAACATAAACACGGCAGCGTTCCCAAGTCAAATGGCAACAGATGCTGAAAAAGCTACTGATGCATTTGGATTGCAGGTCGGGCAAGCCATCCAATATGAGTGGTTTCGTAAAGACGGTAACTCGTGTAGATACTATGGTCAATGGAGAGATTTCCGTAGACTTAGATTGTATGCACGTGGAGAGCAACCAATTGCAAAATATAAAAATGAATTAGCGATTGATGGAGATTTATCTTATTTAAATTTAGATTGGACTCCTGTACCTATTCTTCCTAAGTTTATTGATATTGTTGTTAACGGGATGTCTGACCGTTTATTTAAAGTTAAAGCATATGCTCAAGATGCAATGTCTCAATCAAAGAGAAACAAGTATCAAGAAATGCTTGAGACTCAAATGGCAGGTAAAGAAGTTCTTACAAAAATTCAAGAGTTAGCAGGTGTAGACCCGTTTATGATGGACCCTGCAGAGATTCCTGAAACAGACGAAGAGTTATCATTATATATGCAGCTTAACTATAAGCCTGCAATTGAGATTGCTGAAGAAGAGGCTATCAATACAATTTTTGATGATAACCATTATGATGATATTCGCAAAAGATTAGATTACGATATTGCTGTTATTGGTATAGGTGTTGCTAAGCACGAGTTCTTACAAGGAACAGGTGTTAAGATTTCATACGTAGACCCTGCCAATGTTGTTTATAGTTATACCGAAGACCCGTTCTTTAAAGATGTTTTTTATTGGGGAGAAATTAAAACAGTTCCATTAACTGAATTGTTGAAAATAGACCAATCACTTACAAGAGAAGACTTACAAGAAATTACCCAATATAGTCAAGCGTGGTACGATTATTATAACGTAGCACAGTTCTATCAAAACGATATGTTTTATAGAGACACTTGTACACTTATGTATTTCAACTATAAGACAACTAAGAAAGTTGTTTATAAAAAGAAATATCTTGAAAATGGTGGAACACGTGTAATTGAAAAAGATGATAAGTTTAATCCTCCAACAGAAATGATGGAAGAAGGTAACTTTGAAAAGATTGAGAAAACAATTGATGTTTGGTATGAAGGTATTATGGTAATGGGTACTAATATCCTATTACAATGGAAGATGTCTGAGAATATGGTTCGTCCTAAATCAGCATCTCAACACGCATTACCAAACTATGTAGCTTGTGCTCCTCGTATGTATAAAGGAGTTATTGAATCTCTTTGTCGTAGGATGATACCATTTGCTGACTTGATTCAAATTACTCACTTAAAACTACAACAGGTTATTGCACGTACTGTACCTGATGGTGTGTTTATTGATGCCGATGGTCTAAATGAAATTGATTTAGGTACAGGTAATAATTACAATCCCGAAGATGCTTTAAGATTATACTTCCAAACAGGTAGTGTAATTGGTAGAAGTTTCACTCAGGATGGAGACTTTAACAATGCAAGAGTACCTATTACTCAGTTGACATCTAACTCAGGTGCAGCCAAAACGCAGATGTTAATTACAAATATGAACCACTACATTGATATGATTAGGTCTGTGACCGGTCTTAACGAGGCAAGAGATGGTTCTACTCCTGACCCTAATGCATTAGTTGGTATACAAAAGTTAGCTGCATTAAACTCTAATACAGCGACAAGACATATCCTTGATTCTTCATTGTATATTTATCGTTCATTAGCTGAGGCTATTACTTATAGAGTAGGAGATATTTTAGAATACTCAGACTTTAAAGATGAATTTATCAATCAAATTGGAAAGTATAACGTGTCTATCTTAAATGATATTAGTGACCTTTATATTTACGACTTTGGTATATTCATTGAAGTTTCTCCGGATGAAGAGCAAAAAGCACAGCTTGAAGCTAATATTCAAATGGCTCTTTCTAAAGGTGATATTAATCTTGAGGATGCAATTGACATTAGAGAAATCAGAAACCTTAAACTTGCAAATCAATTATTAAAGGTTAAGAGATTAAAGACTCAAGAACGTGAAGAGAAGATGGAGATGCAAAAGCAGGCTTTAATGTCTCAACAACAACTGAAGTCACAAGAGATGGCTGCTCAGGTTGCAATGCAAAAAATTGAATTGGAAACAAAAGCTAAGATGCAGCTTAAACAAGCTGAGGTTGCTTTTGATATTCAGAAAATGCAGAAAGAGGCTGAGATGAAAGCATTGCTAATGAGAGAGGAGTTCCAATATAGTATGCAATTGCACGGTATGGAAGTTGGTAGCTTGAGCGAAAGAGAGAAAATGAAAGAAGATGCCAAGGCTAAAAGAATTAGTCAGCAAAATACCGAGCAATCCAAATTAATCAATCAAAGAAAAAACAATCTACCTCCAATGAACTTTGAGTCAAACGAGGATAGTTTAGATGGCTTTGATATGGCGGAATTTGAACCTCGATAAAAATATCAAATTTTTTGTATAAGTTTGTGTAAATAAAATCAAATCAAATGGAATTAAAAGTTAGAGCATTAGACGTTATTGAACCTAAGAGTGTTCAAGAAGTCGAAAAGGAATTACTTGATAAACACGAGGAATCATTAAATCAAGATAACAATCAGGACCCTGAGCCCGAGCCTGCAGCAGCAGACCCTGAACCTCAAGATGAACCTATTGGTGCTGAATTAAATGATGAAGAAGTTCTTTCATATATTGGTAAAAGATATAATAAGCAAATCAACTCATTAGATGATTTAGTGGCAGAAAGGCAAAATTCTGAGCCACTACCTGAAGATG